GCAAGCAATGTACGAGAAGCAAGGATTGTATGCTTTTGAATTGCAGAAACGGATTGATAAATTAATCCCACTATTGGAAAGGTATAATTACGCAGGTTGGATTAAAATCCTAAAAGGAAACCAAGATGAATAAAAAATTATTAGAAAGGGTTAGAGTTTTAATTAAGGAGCAAGACGATATTATGGATCTTGCTAAATCTGGCAGTGAATCGGCATACGACAACTATGATGAGGGGTCATGGGTGACGGATGCACTTAAAGTTCTTAGGGAGATAGCGAAGGAAAATAAAGATGAAAACTGAAAGAGAATTGTTTGAAGAAGCATTTATCAATGCACATGGTGGTGTTAGATTTTGGCTAAATACATGGAGTGAGGAAGATTATGACTATGGTCATCTTACTGCATCATGGGCTTGGCAAATGTGGCAAGCATCTGCTAACCGTGATGGATATAAGCTTGTTCCTGTTTGCGGAACGTGCAGCGGGCATGGTGAGGTCGGTTGTCAATTTGAGGGTACATTTACATGCCCAGATTGCATTGGTGATCGTTTAAATTTTAAAGCCATGGTAGAGGCTACCCCATGAACTATTTTTTAATAACCATGCTCATATCTTTGGTGATCCTGATAGCGATTGCCATTGAAGAAATATACAGTCGTCATAAGATCAAACAGCGTTTTATGAGCAAAGAAAACGATCAGCGATACAGCAAACCTAATTCAAGTAAGTGGTGGGAAAGATGACCCCATCAGAATGGAATAAACAAACAATACCAGAGCATGCAACACGCCATGCTCTATCACCACGATTAGGATGCAAAGTATTCTATCGTGATGATGTAACACCGCATCAAGAATGGAATGGCCTTACATGGTGTGATATTGGTTTAAATGGTAATTGCCACCCGTATAGTTCACCACTAAATGAAGAACCATACCTTGCGCCATATAAACATGCATATCCTGGAGCGGTTAAACCAACGGAATATTATCCAGATCGAAATTCAAATTACGTGGGTGACTAGATGAAACCCACACATAAGATAGGCGACATGCTTTACTGTGTAAAAGGTTCACTTGTCTATGCCTTGATGCCTTATGGCTGGCAAGTGGTGATTACAGATGAATTATTTTTAAGTAGGATGGTGAGGTTGTGAAAGCGTACAGGGTTGTTAATGGTGTTTACCAGGAGATAGATTTCACACACAAAATGTTTGAAATAAAAACATCACCAACATACAAAGTAATTGATTTTAAAGATGACAGAGGATTCTCTGATAAACCAAGAGAATCATGGCAAGGTCAAGGTAAACGAAAGAAAGTGAGAGTTAAATGAATAAGCAAAAATTATTAGAGCATCTTGTATCTGAGATAAACACAATGGGGCTTGTTTGCAAAAAGCAAGATGGTTGTGAGATTTCCATTGAGTTTAAAAATAAAAACTTAACACATCAAAAAAGAGGTGTTATGCAGATATGTAAATTTGTTGATGATGAATCAGGTTTTGTTCGGTGGGGTGAATATCACAAGCAGTTAACAAAATTTGAAAGAATCTTGTTGATTGGGATTGTTAAAGCAAATCACCATAGAATAGAGTTTGAGTGAGGTTAAAATGAAAATTGAAGAAATCAGAAAGGGTGCGCCATTTGGGGCTACAGGGTATGTAAATGTTGGAAATTTAGGAATAGCTTACACAAAACATATAAATGGTGTCTTGCATTACTACTGTGACCCTATTTACGAGTGGGTTGAAATAAAATGCGATGATGATTTAATAAAACCCCTCAATTAGAGGGGCTTTTTGTTTTACTGTCTAATTCTGCATCGAGTTTTGCAGCGTAGTGTCCCAAGTCGAGATATTCTTTTCTACATTCGTTATAGAGTAGCGCTCCAGTTTTGGCGTAATTCTCGACTGTTTCTCTAGTAACGGTGTGCAGTCGGTCGTTATAGGTTGTAACTTTTTCGTACACCCGATTAGATTTAGACAAAGCATCAGCGTAGCGAGTGTTAAGGTCATTGATTTCATTTGCGTACTTCTCCGCGTCTAGTTGCCTTTGTCTTTGCGCTGTAGCGACCACATTGGCTGAATTGACTTTAGCTTCTGCAACAAGTTTTTCATGTGTTAATTGAATCTCTTTAGCTTTGAAGCCTAAATCTTGATTCTTGTTAATCAGCCATAGGCAAGTGACAACAAGTAAGGCTATAGCGATTTCTTTCCACCATAATAGGATTGCCATCAATTCACTCCTATCTTCAAGTTGTTAGCAACTCGATTCATCCAACCTTTTCCCCATGTGCCAAAATCACTCAACGAAGTATAGAAAGAAATACGAAACGCATAGAATTTAATCACTAAATCCTCTTGCTTTGCATTCAGTGCTGCATTGATTGTATTTGGCCCCACGATACCATCGGCAGTGACACCTAACGCCTGTTGTAGTGTTTTAATGCCACGACTCACGCCACTATTCACAGCGCAATCGAATACATGGAAACGAATACCATTAGGCAAGCTATCACACTTAGCTTTGTCCCAGAAGTCACGCTTATACAATTGCTTTGCACGATCCAAAGTTAAATTTTTAATATCTTCATTTGGATATGTATTTGCAGCGATACCGTACTTAGTGCCTTTTAGAACACCCACGCCGACTTTTCCGCCTGTCCAGTTGCCTTTATCCGCTCTATTATTTGTGTATCCACCTTCATGGCCTACAGTGATCTTAAATGCGTTGTCAAAGTTCATTACCTCTTATCCTCATTCTTTCTATAAGCATACACCACACCACCAAGAACGAGCATTGAGCCAAAAAACCTCAGTACAATTTCAGCATCATCATTCTTTACGTATGGTGGATCAAATAAATTATTTAACAATAAGCCTAATGCACCGAAAATAAAAATCCATGCAATAACTTCATACCAATGGGGCAGATTTATTCGTTTGCTTGCAATTGCAAAAAATAAACTCCCCATCATGATAAACAAACTAATAACACTAATCACATTCAATGGAGTAAACATTATTTACCCTCCTTATAATTATCGTTAAGACCTGCTTTATTTTTAGCAATCTTATCAATATATATCAGTAGGATTTTTGCAAGTGTCATACCACTAACCCCAATACAGAAACTAAACAGCCCAACAAGTTCGCCATTATAGAACATTTTTGATGCTGGTTCTGCTAAGCATTGAGCCATGATGCATCCCACAATAAAACTCATAAACTTCTGTTTTACAGTTCCATCAAACAAGATCGCCCCAACAATGGAGCCAGCCACCCCTGTGAATATCATCCCTATGTGGTCTTTAATCCACACACTTATTATCAGTAATATTTCTGCCACACCGCACCCCCTAGATGTTTTATTCATTATAAAGAAAAAGCCCTCGAAAGGGCTAATTTATCTACAAATCAAGGGCTTTTAACCACAATTCATCCACCTTTTCCTTATCTAATTCAAGTAGATCGGACATAATGTGAATTGAATCACTATATCGTTCAAACGATGTCGCATACTCGTACTCAATTTCGATTCGTCGCTTGAGTTTTGGATCTTCAATTTCAGAGATTGCTTTCTCAACATCATCAATTAAATCATTTTCAAGCAGTACAAGTTTAAACTGACGATTAGTTAATGCCGGTAGTAATGGTTCTGGTTGCGGTGGATTCAATAAATCATCAAGCTCTTTACCTGTGATCTCAATCATATCCTCAGTAACTAAATCTAATTGATCATCACTATATGCGAACACCTGATCGTTTAATTTAAAGTATTTCATTATCGAAGCTCCATCCAGTTTAATATTTCGACAGGCATTGTTTCACTTTTCTTGTTTACGCTGTATGTAGCCCCATTCGGAACAACAACACTAATTAATGTTGCTGTCGCACCAACAGAAACCTTAACGCCAGAGATAAAAAAATCAGCAGCGTTACCATTGTTTACGCTCACCAATAATTGTATCCCTCGACCAGTAGTATTTGTATAAGTGACCTCAATAACCCTCTGTGATGCTACATCCGTCCATTTCTGTGTAGAGCTACCAAATCCAGACAAATTAACCTGTCTCGGCGTAACCGCCGCAACAACATTAGCACCCGCTGTAACTTCTGCATCTGTTGCTACTCGAATAGCACCTTTTTTAGCTGTTGTTGGTTCGCTTAAACCTGAAGCATCACCATTCATTTTCCCTGTGAAATTAATCTCAGGTAATGCACCCCCAACAATTTCAATCGAAGCAACACGACCAATACTATCGGTTGATGATGTGAGTTTAATGTTATTCGTCAGAATTGATACATTAGATGCACCAGTTGCAGATTTAATAGAATCAGCGGCAATGCCGGAATTAAATGTTTTCACACCGGATACGTTTTGATTGCCTGTGATTTTCACATTCTGCAAATCTTTTTGTGTAAAATCATTAATCACACCCTGCAACCCTGTGATGCTCGCAATGTTGTGCGCATCCGCATGATTACGGTCTGTTAAGGCTTTGTGACTAAACTCACGGCTCGTGCTTACAAATAACTCAACATCACTTGCATTACTGAGAGCCAAAACAAACGTAGGGTACATATCTGTTTTTAATGTACTGTCTGGTGATGATTTAACAATACTTTCATCAAGCAAGTGGTAAGCAATCAATGAGCCTTGATCATCATATAGACCCAGCTCAGTAATCGTGAAACCACCAACGGAAGTAGGAATAAATCCGCTAAACTCTAGATTCCGTGGATTATCTTCATCTCGCAATGGATTTGGAATTTCCATTCGATATACTTCGCTAAATAAGCTCTGCATATTCTCTGTTACAACACCAGTACCCGTACCGATTGCCATCCACTTAACAGTGACCGGTTGTTCTGGCGTTGCAACAGCGAACTTTTGTAGCCCCGATGTTGTTAAAAATGCCGGCATATTAAACCCCTTTGAATTTTATTTTAAATCGCGTAGCTGCTGCGACTCTTGTATCTGTCTTGCTTGATTTTACCTGTAAAGTCGCGCCCTTGATATGTCTTGACAGTGGTTTATAAGCATAAATTAATGAAGTTACCCACTGCTCCATTTCTGGTGTGAAACCTGTTTCACTCACATCGAGCAATGAGATACGGAACGTAAACGGCTCCGCATCTTCCTCCCACCATTCCGTGATCTCAGCCGTCATACCAAGAATATTAAAAATACGCTCAACAGCCCAAAGCGTGCCACGTTTCTTATTTAGCAAGAAACTGTTTTTTACCAATTCTCTGCGTTTCTCTAGCGTTCCAGCAATGGCCCACTCAGCACCAAGCATTTTGTTTTCCCATGCTAGTGCTTCAATAACAGACTCTGGCAACTCATCAATGCGGGCATAAATAGAAGCATAAGCGATAAGCAGCTTTACTTCATTCATCTCAACATCAAGCGACTGACAAGCATCAATTACTTGCTTGTCATATCTGATTGATGGTGGCATTAAATCAATTAAAGATATTTCAGATAATGTTTTATTCATCTTCTAAACCACCATAAATGACCTGTTGAGAGCCGATTACACCAAGTTCTGCTGGTGTTAAAACTGTATGTGTTGGTGATGTAATAACCACACGTTTTGCACCTGCATCAATTAAACGCTGTGTAAGTACACTCGGATTAATATCACGGCCCATTTTTGTGCGCTGCCATAACTGCCAGTCGTAAATAGCCTGGTTAACTGCTGATTGAATCTCTAACGCTCGAGCTTGATTTGATTTATCAATGTAATACGTGAGATTCAAATTATAAGTAACCGGCGTTGGTGCTAACACATAAACGCTATCTGCTAACGGTCGTTTATCTTTCGGTGTTACTGCTGCTTCAACTTGATCAAGAATAGTCTGTGTTGGAATCTCACCATTCACTAGAATTGGTCGGATCTCAACAACACCAGGACGCGGTGAACTTGCAGACACATCGGCGATACTTGCATTGGCTGATTTAGCTAGATATTTGTACGCATCCTCAGAACCAGCAACACTAAACGCTGCGGGTGCTTCATAAATACGCTCACGGAATGCATCATTGCTTTCACGCTCACGAACACCTTGAGTCACAGTAATATTTGTAACAGATTTCACAAATGGAATTGGGTCCACAATATTATTAATATTACCAATGCCAATATTGTTATTTGACTCGCCAGATGTACTAGATTGCGCTTCAACTTCCACAAACAATTGACCTGCTGGAATCTCAGCATTCTGAGTAGTAGCAAAATAAACCTGATTATCTGCTGTTGCACGAGTACCCACAGGAATTAATGTTGCACCTGTCTGTGCTGCTGATAATGTGAACCGTAAAGTCGTATAAGACGGTGAATCTTCAAATCGAACGATATCACGTAATGCACCGATGTGGTCTAACGCATCATCTTCAGCAAATGCTAGCAAGTTGCCGCGCAAACCAAGCTCGAATTGTTGCATCAAATGGACTTTCTCATAACCCAAAGTAAGCAAAAATAAATAGATTGGATCTGATTGTTGTAGTGTTCGACCGCTAAAATATTCATAGCGACTCATAATGTCGCTAATGATTTGATTTGAATCAACATCAATAAACTGAATGTCTGGCAATTCAAGCATTTATTGTACCCCTAACAATTGGTTTAATTTTTCCATTCATTGAATCCGCTTTAAAATCTACCGTTTCAACTTCAAATCTTTTTTCATATTTCTTAATAGCTTTAATGACATATGATGTGAGAATCCCTCGCACTTCCTCGAGTGGCATATCTAAAACATCACCATGTAATGCAAATTCATTTAAATACCGAACCTCAGTGAATATGGTTGTTAAAATCGTGCGAACATTCTGCATAACTTCTTCAACAACGCTAGACGGTGCGAAATTTATATAATTTCTCGTCATATCTATTTCATAAATCATTAGACACCATCCTTAATTGTCACATCCACCGTAGCTGAGACAATGGCCCCGTATTTATTATGATTCTTGTGAGATTCACCAACTGATTCAATAATCCAATCGCCAAAATAAGAGATACCCAGAACCAATGAGCAAATATCACCATCCTCGCATTTTTTTCTTAGCTTAGACATAGTGCCAACTACATTAACGCCCATTTGTTCACGTATATCCATGCTGAATGTGATGCTTTGCGTATCTGGGCCAATGAACTCAGCTACAGGCTTGCCGTTGATTGGCGAATGATATTCAATTCGCGCCGACGTACTGCGACCCATATCTTGAAATGTTTTAACTGTACTATCTGATACAGAGAAAATAATGTCGTCTAAAAATCCTAGAATCATTGTGCTGGCCCCGTAGTTCCGCCACCGCTTTGAACACCCGGATGAACGTGTAATTGTAGTGAAACAGCCCCAGCAACCATATCCCCTCCAGATTTAACAGTAGACCCCACATCCACTGAATCAGCAACAGTTAACTTTTTAGCTATTGTAACATCATCATCAAGCAAGATTCCCCCACCACCTGATTTTAAAGTTATTTTCTTGGAAGATTCATCATATCCAATCAAGGCACCATCTTCAAAACTTACATAATGCGTCTGCCCTGTTTTATCCGGTGTAACTTGTTCATTGTAAAAGCTACCTAAAATAAAACCATCTTCCACACCTGAATCGGTTAAGAATGCGCACAATGCAGTCATGCCGATTTTTGGCATAGAGTAAAACTTAGCAAAACCCATAGAATGATGCATCACAGGTAAATCATAACTTACTAGATCATCATCATCTGGGAATGTTACCTTTGCTGTAACCTTTTCTTCATCAACTTCTGTAACTATTCCGTGTTTAATCTGCATGTTTTGATAGCTCCAGTGTTTGAGTGTACGGTGGTACTGTATGTGTAACTTTAGTGATAAAGTATTTTCCATCAAAGCCCTTAAAGTTTACTAGGTCCACATTATCCCCAGCGCGGTAAAAGTTTTCACCGATAATCGTTACAGACATTGTATCTTGTTTTGCTTCTTGTTCTCGCTGTTTTGCTTTTGCGATACGCTCAGCATGTGCCTTGTCTTTCACACGTTTTTTAATCTTTTGCTTATTTCCACCCGGCTTTTTCTTTTTAGATTTCTCTGTGTGGCTATTCTTCTTACCTGTTTCTGGGTCGTTATATTCTACAGTTGTTTCCATCGCTGTATCATAGTTCTGCATCTGACTGGACCATGACAAAACCTTGCCACCAATTCGATCTATCGTACCAACAGATGATAATTTCTCTAATTCCTCACGACTGAAAATAACAAGCTGCGAGTCGGTAACTTTTAAAGATAAACCTTCATCCTCACATAGTTTCTTCAAGAAATCTAAATCAGTCTCTTTGCTTTGGTCTTTTCGGTCATACGTCGGATCGAATTTAGCTGTGTAAGTTAAAGCCAATCCACCTTTACCAGATATGTCTGCTGCAATTTCTGTTAGCTTTACTTTCTGCCACGCCTTAGTATTTTTTGTCTGGCGAACTGATTTATTGTTTGGCACAGAAACGGCGTTAAAATTAACTTTCGTTGGTGGCCCTGAGCATTGAAAATCATCCATCTTAAAGGTTCCGCACTGAATTGTCAGCCCGTCGCTTGTGGCAATAAAAGGCTGCATAGTATCTTCAAGCGTCGGCAGCCAATCACCCATATACTTGCATTCTGGATCTTTTAAAGTTAGAGATA